GTATCCGGCAAGGAGTGGCTGACGATCCCCAGCACCCACAGCGGCGGCAGCGACGCCAGCTATCTGGCAGACGCCTGCTGGAGCAGCACCGGGTGGCTCGTGGCTCTCGCGGGTGGCAGATGGGCTGACGCTGGCAGTTGCGGCGTGTTCTGCTGGAGTTGGAACTCCGCTTCCTCGGGCGCGTCCGCGTACATCGGCGGCCGACTTCTTTTCTGCCCCTAAGGGGGTCGAAGGGGGACGCATCCCCCTTCTGCGTAATTGAGGCGTGAGCAGTAAAAAACAATAAAATGGGATGGCTGTGCCGCGGGTGGCGCGTGGCTATCGCGGGTGGCAGATGGGATAACGCTGGCAATTGCGGCGTGTTCTGCTGGAATTGGAACAACGCTTCCTCGAACGCGAACGCGAACATCGGCGGCCGACTTCTTGTAAAGAAAAAAACAACACATTGCACAGTCACCCCATGGCAATCAAAAGCCGAAAAATGAACCAAAGGGACGCAGGCTGGTAGCGAAGGCGAACGCTTGCGAAGGTTACAAGAAGTAAGGGAGGGATGCGCCATTAAACGCATTGGAAACCTCTTTTCCCTAATCTGCAGTAAAGAAAACTGCCGGGCGGCCATTCTGGCCGCCGCTGAACACAAGCACTCACGCACCGAAGTCATGGACATCCTGAACAACCTTGACAGCAAGGCGGCAGAGCTGTCCGAAATGCTCAAAACCTTTAGTTATAAGCCGTCCGATTATCGCCTGGTCATCCGCATAGACGGTCTTAATCATAAAGTACGCAGGATTCTGGTGCCGCGTTTCTGGCCAGATCAATGCGTACAGCATGCCCTGATCGACGCGCTGCGCCAGCCGCTACTGCGCCGGATGTATTACTGGTGTAGCGGCAGCATCCGCGGCAGGGGCACCGCGCAGGCAAAGCGAGGTATTGAGCGCGCCACGCTACACGACCAGAAACATGCCACCTACGCCCTGCAGATGGACGTGCGGCAATGCTATCAGAACATCGGAAACGACGCCATGATGGCCACGCTACGCCGCTTCATCAAGGACGAAAAGGCGCTTCGTCTTCTAGAAACGGTGGTGCGCAGCCATACCACGCTGCCAATCGGCAACTATTCCTCCCCGTGGTTTTGTAATCTGTACCTGACCCCATTGGACAGGATGATCACCGAAGTGGTCAAACCCCGGCATTATGTCCGCTACATGGATGACATTGTGCTGATTGACAGCAACAAACGCAAGCTGCGCAAAGGCGAAGCCCTGATCCGTGCCCATGCGCAGAAAATGGGCCTGCAGATGCACGAAGGGGACGGCGTTTTCAAAGTGCGGCGCGACGGTGAAGCGCACCCGCATGACAACCGCGCTATTGACTTTGTGGGCTATCGCTTTTCCCTGGGCTATACGGTACTAAGGCGGCGCAATGCGCTGCGGATTATGAAGCAAAGCCGGCAGCTGCAGCGCAGGATTCAGGAAAAGAAGCCGATCAATTACAAAGAAGCCAGCGGCTTTATATCCCGCTGCGCGCCCAGCTATAAATGCAGCGCGTACAGCTTCCGAAAGAAATATGTTTATACCGTGCCGATCAAAAGACTAAAGGAGGTCATCCGCCGTGAAAGTAAACGCCAACAGCAGGCCCACGGCCCTGCACAGAGTGGAACCGCACCCGCAGCGGCCCGGCCATGTGATTGTAACCCTGATTGATGGGGATAGCATCAAGACGACCGAAAGCGGCGTCAAGTATGACGAGTTTCAGACCGTCATGCCAGAGCGCGACGGCCTGGCCGGTGAAATCGCAGCGGATGAGGCCGGCTGGCTGGCCGCCTTGCGCTGCACCGATGCAGACGCCGTAGCCGCCCAGGCTGTAGCCGAAGAAACAGCCGACATGGAAACCGCGCTGCATACTGTCGGTGTGGTAACTGATGGCAAGTATGCAGACACCGCCATTGTGGTGCGCGCCGCTATGGACGAAGCCGGCGCCATCATCACCGACGACGACAGCCGGCTGCGCATTGCGCCCCTGTATATCCCGTGGACGCCTGGCATTTTTGAAGTCGGCGCGGTGCGCAATGCCGGCGACCAGACATGGGAATGCCACCAGGGACACAGCTGCATCACCCACCCAGATATTGTGCCGGGTAGCACCGCATGGCCTACCTTCTGGCGTCCGCTGCATGGCAAGACGCCGGAAACAGCGCGGCCGTGGGTCAAGCCTGAAAACGGCACCACCGATATTTATCATGTCGGCGAGTGTATGATCTGGACGGACGGCCGCATTTTGCGGGCAAAGCGTGACACCAATTTCTCCCCCGAAGAATACGCAGCGGACTGGGAGGAAGTGGCGGCATGAGCAACCTGCAGCTGATTGACCAGCTGTGCCAGCTGCTTGAAGAAGCCAGCCGGATAATCAGGGAGCAAGCCGCGATCCTGGCCCAGCATGGCATTGAAACGGACAGCGGCGAAATTGAGCGCCGGCGGGCCGACCTGCTGGACGCCATAGAACGCAGCATTTAAGGGGTGAAACAGATGCAGATCAGTCTGAAGCTGACGCGGCAGGAAAATGCGAAGCAGCATAAAACCAGCACCGGCGGCGTCATCAAGCTGGATATTGAGGAATACCTGAAGGGCGTTTTGCCGGCTGAAATCTACGAAAGCCGCACGCCTATGCAGGCCAAATGCGCCCAGGCTGTGGCCGCGCGCACCTATGCGCTGCGCATGGCCCTGGACGGCGTGACGATCACCGACACGCCGAATCATCAGAGCTATAAAGCAGCCCTGGCGGCAACGTCGCCCAGCTGTGCCGAAGCCGTAGAGCGCACGCGCGGCCTGGTGCTGATGTATGACGCCCAGGTCATCCGCTGCTATTACAGCAGGAGCAACGGCGGCACCACAAAGCGGACAGACGAAGTCTGGTCGGCAAAGCTGCCCTATTACCAGCACCGTGCAGACCCGTGGGACACAGCGGCGCGAAAAGCTGCCGCTGCACAAGGAAAAAACATCAAGGCCAGCCATGGCGTGGGGCTTTCTCAGGTGGGTGCCGAATATGCGGCCCGCCTGGGAGAAGACTTCGCGGACATCCTGGCCTTTTACTATCCGGGCGCTACTGTCGCCCAGTACCAGGAGGGTGAAAACATGAGCAACAAATCCATGACCGGCAAGCAGCTGGCCGCCTTTGCAATCAAGTGCCACCAGGACGGCGTCCGCTATTGGTACGGTACCTGTTATTACAAATGCACCGCGTCCCTGCTGGCGTCGAAAACCCGGCAGTATCCTGACGCCTACAAAGACAGCCGCAAAAGCGCATACCAGGCCGACATCGCAGCCGGTGCCATGTGCTGCGATTGCGTGGGCCTGATTAAAGGCGCGGCGTGGTCTGCCCTGGGCACCCGCGAAGCGAAGTACGGCAGCAACGGTTGCCCGGATAAGTCGGCCAATGGCATGCTGTCTTATTGCAAGGCCCAAGGCATGGCCTACGGCAGTATGGACACATTCCCGGACATTCCGGGCCTGCTGCTGCACAAGGACGGCCATGTCGGTGTATCTATCGGCAACGGTGAAGCCGTCGAAGCGAAGGGCTTTTCTTCCGATACCGTGCGCGGCAAGGTGGCCGGCCGTGGCTGGACTTCTTGGGCGCAGCTGCCTTTTGTCGATTACGAAGGCGAAGGCAGCACGCTGGTGCCCGAAATCAACATCTACAAACTGGGCAGCCGTAACCTGAAACGCGGCAGCAAGGGCAACGACGTGGCCGAATTGCAGGCCGCGCTTGTGGCCATGGGCTACGATTGCGGCCACTACGGCAGCAACGGGGACGGCGTAGACGGCAACTATGGCAGCACCACCGAAGCAGCCGTGAAAGACTTCCAGACTGACGCCGGCATTGACGCCGACGGCATCTATGGCCCGAAGTCCCACGCGGCCCTTCTGGCCATGCAGGCGCATGGTGGCCCGGATAAAAAGCCGGAAGACGGCAGCCCGGACGAAGACGGCAGCGCCGAAACCGCAACATTCTGCGTCCTGCTGCCCAACCTGTGCAGCGCTGACGCCTGCGACGTGCTCAACGGCTACCCTGGCGCAGAAACTACCGGCTTCACCGTGCGCGTACCGGGTCTGGACGCTGCGACCACCACCCACCTGCTGGAATCCTACAAAGGGGCAACGGCGACGGAAGAGGGCGCAGACTGATGCAGGACTGGCTCGACATACGCCAAGGCGACGCCCTGATCCGGCTGCGCGAAATGCCGGCCCATAGCTATGACGCGATCATATCCGACCCGCCCTACGCATCCGGCGGCATGAGTATGAGCGAAAAGAGCAAGAGCACCCGCGATAAATACACATCATACGGAGAGCAGGGCAATCCATACCCGGACTTTTCAGGCGACGCCCTGGCCCAGCGGGCCTGGACGTCGTTTCTTCACGAAATCCTGGTGGAGTGCCGGCGCGTGTCGCGTCCTGGCGCAGTCATCGCCCTGTTTATCGACTGGCGGCAGCTGCCGGCTTTGACCGACGCCATCCAATGGGCCGGCTGGACATGGCGCGGCCTGGCTGTGTGGGACAAGATCAACAGCAGACCGCAAAAGGGCCGCTTCCGGCAGCAATGTGAATACATCGTTTGGGGAAGCAACGGGGCTATGTCTATCGACAGAAACGCGCCCGTTTTGCCTGGCGTCTTCCAATATCCAAACGTGCCGCCCCAGGAGCGCTGGCACCAGACACAAAAGCCGCTTTCCCTTATGCGCCAGATAGTGCGGATATGCGAGCAAGGCGGCCGCATCCTTGACCCCTTCGCAGGCAGCGGCAGCACCCTGGAAGCCGCGCTGCTTGAAGGCTATACATGTACCGGCATCGAGCTGGAACAGCACAACGTGGACATCGTGCGGCGGCGTCTGGCAGGCATGCAGCTGGGGCTGTTTGGCCATACGCCGGACAGCGTCGCGCAGCTGTCCCTGTTGGGGAAGGAGGAATGCCCTTGACTGTATCGGAGATTCTCATGGCCGTTTTTGCTGCCTGTAACCTGCTGCTGGTTATTCTGGCCTGGCGTCGCACCAGGAAGCAGGACACGACCAGCAGCGCGGCCATGGACGAACAGGCGCGCAATGACATGCGCTACCTGGTGCGCGGCGTGGACGACATCCGCGTGGACATGCGGGCGCTGCGCACCGAAGTAAGCGACATAGACCGGCGCGTCGTTGCCATCAATGAATCCGTCAAAAGCGCACACAAGCGCATTGACGAACACTTGCAGGAACACCGCGAACTGCAGCACCATCACGAATAAAGGGAGGTTTTCACCATGGAAAACAACACCAACACGCTGGCCACTACTCAGAACAGGCTTAAGAGCAAGGCGGCCTGGGTGGCCATCTTCGCCCTGCTGGGCTTTGTCCTGGGCAACTGGGGCCTGTTTGAAGTTATCGGCCTGACCAACGAATCCTGGGAAAAGCTGGTCGAACTGATCCTGGCTGCGCTGGCTGCCTTCGGCGTCTTCAACAATCCGACCGCAGCCAATACGTTCTAATGTTCGGGCTTTGGTGCCCGAAATAGATCTGCAGGACACCCATGGGGCGGCGATCACTCCGGAGAAGATCTCCTACAGATCGAAATAAACCAAACAATAAAGGGCGCGATTCCGCAAATGTTCGGTAATCGCGCCCTTTTTCTGGCCATTCTAAGCGATTATCAGGAACGCCGGACAAGGAAACGCCCACCGTGTCCCGTGATAATGGCTTAGAATGGCGCATTTTTGAGGCTTTTCCAGCCCGTGTGGCGCGTCCAGCACGATGGCCAACCGTCTGGCCATCCATGCCCATGAAGGGCGCAGGACGCCGGCAAGGCATCCTCACAGGGGCGCAGCGCAGAGCCTGGCCAGGTGTGGCCAGGCGAGAATAATACGCGCGGTTCCGGCGCGCCCGGAACATGGCCAGACGCCTGGAAGGCCGCAGATAACAATGGGTGCGGGCTACGCGGTCATAAGAATAACCGCGATTTTTGAGAATTTAGGGAAACGCTGCACTTATTCATATTACGCGCGGCCGAATATTTATACAAAACGATAAACGCCGACCCATCCCCCCTATCCATCAAATAACTATATGGGGGTACGAACACCGGCGGGGGTCTGTCGTTTACAGCGCGGGTCGTTAAAACTTTCAGGGGGGGCTACCCTCTCAATTACACTATTTTTTTGAAAGTGTAAGAACATTCAAAAAAGTGTAAGTCCTGAAAATTTCCGCTTATTATAGAAGGAATACCAGGCCATTACACAGAATACACTTTTTACACTTTTTTGAAAACATATATAAAGTATATTACCGGCCTTTGGAAGCTGGGGCCGGTGGGTACCCGTATGGGTGCTATATCTGTCTGGTGATGGGTGAGTCGGGCGGCAGCTGCCGAAAAACCGGCGCAAAAGCGCAGGAAATCGGCTGCTGTACCACGAATTGTAGAATGGTGGGAAGGACGTACCACGATTCGGGATTTTCGGGACCAAAAGGTCGCAGGTTCAAATCCTGTCACCTCGACCACTGAAGAAACTCTTGAGAAATCAAGAGTTTTTTCTTTTTTCAAAGAAACATCGA